AAGCTGGTCCAGATGCTTGTGTTATAGTATCTTCTCCCATTTTACTTGCTAATTCTGCAAATGCTTTAATCATAACTGGATGATCTCCAAGTTTAGTTCCATCTGCTAAGTTAGTATCAAAAAGCTCAGTAGCACCAACTGATTTTGCTAAAGTTGCTGCTTGGTTAATTTTTTGATCGAATGCTTGACCCCACTCTTGTTTAAGTTCCTTTGTGCTATTTTCTCTAGCAGCAAGAGCTTTACTGTCAGCATCTTGTATAGACTTAGCTGTCATTTCATTATAAAATTTAACAACACCATTAGCTTGCGTTGGTAATAATCCCAACTTATGCGCTTGGTTTGAAAATTCCTTTAATGATGCCTCATCCACTTGTTTGTCTTGTGGTAAGTCATATTTATATCCATCAGCAGATTTTGGTCTACCTAGTTTTTCATAAACTGCATCCCAATCCTTTTCTGTTGCATATTTGTTTGGAACTGGAATTTTATCCGATCCAACCATTTTTTGTGCGTGGACATAAGACTTTGCTAAACCTTCTATATCTTTAATATTCTCTAAAGATTTATCAGATCTTATTTCTTCAGAAAGACTAGCTTTCCAATCTGTCGTTGCTTGTGGAGTTTCTGTTTTAGGGTCTCCAGACAGTACCGATGGTTGTTCAACCGGTGCTGCTACCTCTTGATTTTCGCTTGACATTTTTATTCTCCTTTTTTGTTAAGCATATTTTTAATGAACAAGACTACTGATCTTGCTCCTTCTAAAAATGCGCTTTCATGACTATCTCCTTTAATGTGAGTAGTGCTATGATAGCTGCATCTTTTTTCTAAATCTTCCAATACTTTTTTACCATTGTCAGATTCAAAAACTTGTTTGTAAGCAATAGTTAATTGCTTTAAATCATTATTGTTCATTAGCCACCTTTAGAGCGGGTGCTACTTTACCAGCTGCTTCAGCGACTTGCTGTGCTTGTTGTAATTGCATTTGCTCCATTTCGGCTTGTTGTTTTTGTTGTTGGATTTGTTGTACTTCTGCTTTTGATCTCATAATTTTAGCTGGTAATCCTAAAACATCTTGAACATGATTAACTAAACCATCTATGTCTATGTAATCAAATACTGGTGCAATGTTTTGCATTGAACCAAATATTTCTATTCCTCTCATGATAGATGAAAGCTCTTGTGTTTTTTGAGCTTTGGCTAAAGGAGAAACATATTCTATTTCAACATCTTGTTCTCCTAACATTTCTGGCATTTGAGGTAATTTATTATTTTTAAGTAACAAATTAAAAGCTCTAGTAATTAATGGTTGTAGTAATTCACTTTGTAATCTTCCTAATACTGGACCCAACAATCTCATCTTCTCTTCAGTTCTTTGCATAACTTCAGTTGCTGTCATATTAACACCTTGTACTGTCATTAGTTGGTCGACAAAGAAATTTTCTCTAATCGCTTTTCTTCTTTGATCTTCCATTTGCAAACCTAAAGGTTGGTTGCTACCAATATTTAATGGTTCAATTCTTTCTCTAGTTCCAGATCTATAGAAATTTAATCCACCAGGAACAGTTCTAATTGGTAAAATAAAACCATCATCAGGAACCATTAAAGGTGGGTCAATTTGTTTTTGAGCTGCTTTGATTGAAACTTTAGACATTGTGTTTAACATCTTAGTATCAGGTAAAGCATTCATCGCTGGCGATCTGCCATACACTTCATTTGAAGAAGATTTTAAATATCTTGGAACGACATAAGGAAATTCTTTAAATCCACTTTCTCTTAACAATGTACTTGTTTTTTCGTGAACATGGCAAGATACCCAATCCATATTTTTACTATTGTCATATCCCATCTTAACTTCATTAGGATAAACTGAATGTAATATAACAGCATCATCATAAGGTGCTTTTTCAATGTCTGTTATTATAGATCTTGGTAATTCTGCATCTGGATACATTAATGGAATGTTTTTATTTTTAATATGAAATCTTCTAGTTAAGCTATCCACTAATCCTTTTTCATTTTCAGTAATAAATATTTCTGAAATGTGAATTGTTTTAAATCTTAAATCATCTTTAGGGTCATCCGTAATAAACATTGCAGACGTACCAAACGCTAATAGTTCGTGGTATAATTCAAATATTTCTTGTTGGAAGTTTGATCTAGCAAAGACTTGCTGCATAACTTTTGCACAGCTTTCTAACCATTCGTTAGCTTCGTCATCTTGACTTATAATTTCATTTCTAAATTTTAATATAAACCAAGGGGAAACAGTATTAGTTAGCATACCATTTAAACTAGCTGATAATAATTCTAATGCGTGTGTGGCTGTACCATCATAAACTTGGTCGTGCCTTTTATCGCCTTTAGTATGTTTAATAGTTATGTTTGCTTTTCTTGGTAAAAAATAATCAGCAATATCTTGCCAATGATCTTCCCAAGTAACCCTTTGTGCTTTGAGAGTTTTATATCTCTCAATAACCATTTTTGCTTTTGGTTCTACTGCCATCTATCCTCCGAGTAATGATTTCTTAGTTGTTGTTAATGCGTTGTCGCCTAAACCTTTTGCGCCAGTTAAAATTGTTGATGATCTACCTTTACCTCGCATAATACCCGTAGCATCAGTTGATGATACTTGTGATACTTCAGCTTTAGTTGGAGCTGGCGTATAAACTGGTGCGGGGGGTGCTGGTGGTTTTGGTAATATTTTTCTTGCTACTCCTCCCATAACTATCCTCCTAATAAAGTTTTCTTTGTTGATGTTTCATCATCTTCTAATCCAGAAGCTGATGTTAAAATAGTAGATGCTCTTCCTGTTCTCGCAGCTCTTATTTTTCTTTCCTTTTCTGCTATGGCTGCTTTTCTATCCGCATCTTCGTAAGAAGGTGGGTCAGGCATAGGCGCTGGTGCTGGCGGTAAAGCCGGCATCGCTACTTTTGGCATTAAAAATCCCATATTATATTTCTCCGTGTATTAAATAATCATTGACAGCGGTTTTCTGCGCTGCAACTTTTTCTCTTGGTAGTTCGGTTATTGCTAAAGCCATGTATCTTGCGCTATCGCAAGCATGACTAGACCAATCCTTAACTGGTTTATTACTAAACATCTTCATCTTTTCGTTATACTTACGATGATGATGTCGTAAAGCATTAATTAATGGTTTTGTACTTTCTATATCAAACCAGCATTTTGGCAGAACCATTTTTAAACTGTGGATACCATCTTCTAAAGGTATCTTAGGTAAGATTTTAAATCTTACTCCAAGCTGGTAAGCAACTTCCCTTCTGGTTTTACCAGAGGAAAATTCGGTAACTTCTATGTCATGGGGAGCAAAATGTTCTCCATAAACATAATCTTTATCTTTTATCATTTGAACGTAATGTGGCAACCCCTCTCGATTATTTTCATAATAATCAATAACCATTATTTGATTTCCTAATTGTTGAAAAAAAATAATAGCCGTGCTGTCATCTACGCCAATATCCCAAGCGGTATTAACCACTAACGCTGGATCGTAACCCACTCTGGTTAATTGCTTTTTCTCTTCTAAATTCTTAATAATGTCTCCATAGATTGCACCTTCAATGTTTGCAATCCAATCGCATTCAAACTCTTGCTTATACTTTGATTCTCCCATTTGAGCTTTTGCTGCATCTAGCTCTTCCTGGTCGATAACTTTAGTTTCGCTTGCTTTAGCCGTATAAGCTAACCATTTATCATCTGATAAAGCGTGCTGGTATAATTCATAAAAAATATTACTCATACCCGCTGGGGTTCCTATAAAATAACAAAACCCCTTCCTATCAGATAACGCTGGTCTAATAATTTCGTTCCATAACCTTGGATCTATTTGCGCTACCTCATCTATGCAAACTCCGTCAAGGAATAATCCCCTTAGTGAATCTGGCTGTTCAGAGGATAACAAGGTTATTCTGCTGCCATTCGGCAAATCACATCTAAGTTCCGTTTCGTGAAACCTAACCCCTGGTATTCCTCCCGCAAACATCTTCATATAATCCCAAGCGATACTTTTAGCTTGCTTATAAGTAGGTGCTATATATGCGAACCTAGGGTTTTTAAGTTTGTTTGTAAGTGCAGCTTTTATTAAATGATTAATAATTGCCACACTTTTGCCAAACCTACGATGGCACGATAATACCGCAAACCTATATCGATCTAATTCCTTATGCAGTTTTGCCTGTAAGGGTCTTGGGGTATAGGGTATTTTAACGTGCATTGTTTATAAAATCGCTAATATTACTATTAAAGCTGCAACACCTATAACCACTTTTTTGTGATCTCTCCAATAATGTTTAGCTTCATGAATAAGTAAATTTATATCCATTATCCCTCCTTAGTGAATTGTTGGTAAATCAAACATCTCGTGTATTGATTTATAGTCTATGCCGCTATTCTTCATTAATCTTTTTAAAAACTTATCAGCATGGGTTTTATCCTCAAATCCGTTTAGGTGGATTATTAATCCCCCCGTCTCCTCTGCGGTAAATACCATTGCTGTTATTAATTTGTTTTTAATGTTATCCATAGTGTTTGTGTGTGTTTGTGTCTTGAAGTCCCGATATATATATTTTATAAAAGTGCGCCTCGTTTTTGGTGTATATGGGGGTCTTGCAAACTGAAAACTAACTTTTTTTCTACGTTTTTGATGGGTCGTAGGTACAATACCTACAGCTTACCCACATACATCAATACTTATTCAATAATTTAAGAGTGATCCAAGTGTAATCCGGTACAGCTCGCAGCAAAAGAACTCTATAATGCGTGTGCGAGAGCGTGCCACTCGCATACAGATACGAACAAACCCACACTCCAGCCAGGTATCAACCAATATGATAGGCACAAAAAAACCCAGGAGAGCAGCACACTCTCCCAGGTTAATATATTTTATATACTTATTTTAAATTGTTCTTAACTAAGCATTGATTGTAAGTGCCATTTATTGCACCCACAATTTTTGCTTTTATTTGATCTTGCTCTAATTCTCTTTTTTTAGTCTCTGGAGAATTAGCATCAGCACGCATTCTAGCAAAATCAACTGGATCAGACAAATTATATGTTTTTGACTCTCCAATAGTAAATGTTACCTTCTCCATTACTTTATTAACAGCTTTTAACTTACAGATCTGTTTTTTTTGTAACGTGCTTAATTGCTCGTAATCAATTTCAGATAAGAACTTTTCAATCTCATCCTTATTAACTCCGTACTTATAAACTCCGTTTGATTTAACATAACCATTGTCAGCTATATAAATCACTTCAACAGCATTGTAAGTTGATTTTTTAACCGCACACCATTTATTAGTTTTAGGGTTAAGAGTACAAAAACAAAATCTATCTCCGTTTTTTGTAGTCTCTATCCAATAACGTCTTTTAGTTTTTAATCTAAAACCCCATGGATAGTTGTCAACCTCAATAGCATTGTCGAAGCTATTAACGTTATATTTATATTTACTCATATTGCTCCTTTTTTATTTAATAAGGATCAATAACATAGACGTTGCTCGTTTGTCAACCTTAAATATGCTTAAATGCGTATTTTAATTTTTGGTACTAAAAAACCCCAGCAAGCATCAAACTAACTGGGGTTAATTATCTTTTAATTATCTATTTGGCGTTATAAATTTAACAGATATTTCTACGTCTTTTCCTTCGT